ATATGAGAGATGGATTTCCATTATTAACTACTAAAAAAATGGCTTGGAAAACTATGGTAACTGAATTACTATGGTTTCTAAGAGGTGATACTAACATTAAGTATTTGGTAGATAATGATTGTCATATTTGGGACGGTGATGCTTATAAAAACTATTGTAATCAAATTCCTGAGTATAGTAAACAATTTACTATGTCTAAAGAAGAGTATATTGAAAAAATAAAAACAGATGATGAGTTTGCTAAAAAGTGGGGTGAGTTAGGACCAATCTATGGTAAGCAATGGAGGAGTTGGAAAACTGAAGATGAATATCTCGATGGGGTTTCTTATTTCAAATATAGTAATATAGACCAAATCTCAAACCTAATCAACGAACTTAAAACAAATCCAGACTCAAGACGATTAATGATTTCAGCTTGGAATGTGGGTGAATTAGACCAAATGGTATTACCTCCGTGTCATTATGGATTTCAAGTTTATACAAGAGAGCTTAGTTTGGAAGAGAGATGGGAACAATACCTTAAATCAGGATTAAATATTGAAATAAATGGAATACCATTAGAACTTAAACATATGGGAACACCGTTTTATCCAAAATCACTACCACAACGAGCAATCTCTCTAATGTGGAACCAACGAAGTGTGGATACATTTTTGGGATTACCGTTTAACATTGCTTCTTATGCTTTATTGTTAGAAATTATTGCTAAGGAAGTAAATATGATACCTGATGAGTTGATTGGGAATTTAGGAGATGTTCATTTATATTCAAATCATGTTGAACAAGCAAAAGAACAAATGAATAGAGAACCATTTGAATTACCTAAATTAGTAATAAACGATGAATTTTGGAATTCTAATCAATCTTTTCTAAACCAAATAGAACATATTATGTCTGATGATTTTCAAATAGTAGATTACAAATCACACCCAGCAATTAAAGCACCTTTATCTAATTAAGTTATGAAAAAATCTACAGGTTTATTTATAGTATTTATGAGTGTCGCTTTTAATACTGGTCTTTCTGAATCATTAGAAAAAGATAATCTTAGATCTTTGATTGAAGAATTTGAAGGTATTAAATTAAGAGCTTATAGATGCCCTAAAGGAATACCTACTATTGGTATTGGTTCTACAAGATATGAAGATGGGGAAAAAGTTAAATTAGGAGATGAAATATCGCTTGAAGATGCTGAAGCTTTATATGAAAGGGAAATAGATAAAGTGAGAAAGGAAGTTGATCAATTGGTTGTCCCTGATTTAAATAGAAATCAAGAAGATGCTTTGGTTAGTTTTGTTTACAATGTAGGTATTACAGCTTTTAAGTCTTCTACTTTATTAGAAAAAGTAAATAGAGATCCTTATAGTAATTCTATAAAAAGAGAATTTATGAAATGGACAGCTTCAGGTGGTAGAAAACTTAAAGGATTAGTTAGAAGACGAAAAGCAGAAGTTGATTTATATTTCTTAAAAACACTAAACTATGCAGATAGTTCTAACTCTTAATAAAGATATTGCTCCTCATATAGCAGATTTGATACTTAGTGATAAACTTGAAGGGGGTTATTCAATTGACTATGCTTTAAATTCACTTGTATCATATCTGAATGGGAGAGAAATTGTTATTTACAATTTCACAAAATATCTTTGGTTGGATAATAGGTGGGGTGGTTATAAGATTGATGATTATGGAACAAAAATAGTAATAAATTTTATTTAATATGCTACAAATAACAGAAAAAATAAAAGATCAGACTTATGAGATAAGTTTAGTATCAACAGGTATTATTGTTGGGGAATTTATTAAGGTAGATGGGTTTTACTACTTTTCTGAAAGTAAAAATAGAGTGTGGGGGATGTGGTCTCAAGAGTTTTTAGAGAGTTTAACTAATGAACTAAGAAAGTTAAATAAAGAACTAAACGATTCAATTGACGAATACTTCAATTTTCAATAATTAATTGCAAGATTTTCAATTTTGCATTAAACGATTTGCAGAAAGCTCCTCGCAAGAGATTTGGCTTTCTGCTTTTCTGTTCGTAAATTTACATTGTTGAATTTAAAAATAACGGTTATGAAAAAATTAGATGAATTAGTGGTAGATAAGAATTATATACATGTTAGTTACTATGGTAACATTAGAACTACATTTAGATATGTAGGTAAAACAGATTCACACCGACATACCATTGTTATATTAGAAGGTAAAGAAGAAGGAGTAAAATCATTCCTTATCCCAAATGATCAAATTATTGAATACTAATTAAAAAGAAAATGGAAAATGAATTAGGTAAATTAGTAGATTTTTATGATCTTGTAGTATGGGATTCTTTAAAAGCATTCATGCAGGATAAAAAAGCAAAAAATGAATATATTCAGATGGATGAAATTACGTTTGATGAAAAAATTAAAGATTTAGATGAACTTTTAGAATATGCTGAATTAAGAGAATTATATGAAGTGTGTGGTGTGCTATTAGATATGAAAAAACAAATTATAGAAAATAATAAAAAATAAAGGTTATGAATAAAGCAGAAACAAAAAGAGAAATTAATCGTAGATTCTATACCTACGTAGAAACCAATTTTCCACAATACGAATTGGAATTTGATAATGGATATGGTAGAGTATCTTTAGTGCCTAAAGAAGGAGAAGATAGAGGCACCAATTCAATTGATTACCATCAATCAGATTATAGTATAGCATATTTAAATTTTGCATCAAAACAAACAAAAGAAGATGCAATTGCAATGCAAACTTATATTAACAATAACATTATTCCATTTGTAAACACATTTATTGAAGTATAAAGATATGACACAACAAACTGCAGAAAGTAATTTACACGAATGGTTTTGGCTATTTAAGCATAAACTAGTAGATGAGTATCCTGAATTTAGCGAAACATTTGATTATATGGTTGGTAATGCTAATGACAGTGGGCTATTATACGAGGTAATGGAATTTGCTTACCGACATTTACAAGTGGAAGCAGCTTTGGAAGGTGGAGAAGATAATCTAACCATCACTGACTATCTAAAGGCTTTAGATTACGGGTATGACGAATGGATAAAATAAAATTCTGTTTGAAAGATTTGCAAGGAACGCGCGAACTATTTCGCGAAAGTTCCTTGCGCCTTACTTGGCTTCCGTAAAAATCGTTCGTAAATTTACATTGTTGAGCGTTTGCGCTTACATGATATAACACGGTGTTATATTATAATATACAAATGGAATAAATAATAATGGTTATGAAAAACGAAATCGAATCCCAATTAGTATCTCTTAGAGAAGAACTTAATACATTTCAATCTCAACTTAGAGATTTAGAAATTCAACGTGATATTGCAGTTAAAGAAGCTGTTGAACCTCTATTCCAAATGCATGGTATACTAGAGTATGATGCATTTTTAGAGGTTAGAGATAATTACTTCTATATCAAAAGAAATAAAGAAACCAATCCTAATAGATTCTATACTGATGAGTTAATTAATGTTAGAATAGAAGGAGCTGATATCTATAAGAGTTTCTATTCTACAAGTGATAGTTCAGTTTTTGAATATGAAAGAATGGTTATTCTTGGTAGAGTAGGAGAACTTGTATTAGAATCAGGAGATGATCTAACAGCAAGATACCATAATGTAAGTAAAGCTTATTCTCAACTTGAAAGAGGAATGAATAATAACATTTATGATACTGAACGTAGTATTAGAGATAAAGAAAATCAACTTAGAGAATTAGAAAGAGAAGAATTTATTAAATTGTTATGGAATGGAGTAGAATTTAGCAGAGAAACATTTGTAACACTACAACTTAAATTCAATAGAAGTACTGATCTTACTTATCTTGAAATACTTAATGTTAAAGGTAAATCAGCTTATATTAAGTATATAGACAGATATAATAATATGACATATCATAATACAATCAGATATTCAAATATCTTAGATTTTGCAAGCAGTAAGAGTTATAGAAACGCAATTCAAAATACTCCTAAAGTAGAAACAGAAGAAGTATCATTCTAAATCAAAAAATATAAAACTATGATTACTAAACTTATTCAAAAAATCTTTAATACTAGTAACACAACTAAACGAGATGGTGATTTAAAACCTTTGGGAGTAAAATATACTATTCGAGGTAATTATTCGTTTAACGAAACATTTGAACATATCTTTAGAGAAAGATTAAAGAGTTAATAATGAAAGATAGAAGAGATATTGAAATAGAAATATCAGAATTGGAACTATGGTTATCCAAGGTTTCAAAAGAAAATCTAGCTGAGGATAATAACTGGTCTCTAATTCTAACACTAAAAGCTAAAATTGAAGCATTAAAATGGGTGTTAAATGAGATTTAAAGAATACGACCAAGCAGTTATATATGCAGCTCTAAATGATATAAAGGGATATCATATAGCAGGTGAGAGAGGACTAGGATGGATGATATTAAAAGGGAATAAACCTGTAAAAATAAAAAATGTCTAAACTAAAAAAAGGAGATACTGTACGATTTCCATTCGCTGGGACTATTCATATAGGTACATTTGAAGGTATTACAGAAGTGGAATATGGATCAGTAAAAAGAACTTACTATAAATGTAGAACCAAAGAAGGTACTGTGTACCCTGTTGACAAAACTCTAGTAAGTAAAATTTGATTTAACAATTTTTTAAGATTTGTTTGAAGGATTTTCAAGGAACATATGAACTGTTTCGCGGAAGTTCCATGTAAAAGGCTTGGAGAACTGAAGCTTTCAGCGTAAATTTACATTGTTGTACGTTTAAAGCGTACGCATGATATAACACGGTGTTATATTATAGAATAAAAAATTAAATAATAATGGTTATGTTAAAGGAATTAAAAAGAAGTTTATCAGAGCAAATTGTTGATATCTGGGATATTATGTCTAAGGATCTACCATCTGAACAAGGAGTATTCGAAGAACATTTTAAAGTTATGGGATATTATTTGTACCAAGTAGAAAAACATGAAAGTGTAAAAAGTTTACTTGATGCTCTATATAACTTTGAATTTGATGGAATAGGTTATTGTGATGAAGAGAGTGTAGATGAATTATTAGAAACATTATTTGGTAAATAAAATAAAAGTTATGACAAAAAATGAGATTTTAGATTTAATAGATACATTAAATCAATATAAAGCAGGTAATGTAACAAATAAAGGTTTAGAAGAGGCATTACAATCAGCCTTAAATCAATTAAAAAATAAATAAATAAAAGTTATGTCAACAAGATCTCAAATCGCAATCGAAAATGAAAATGGAACAGTTAGTGCAATCTACTGTCACTGGGATGGTTATCCTGAATATAATGGTAAAATTCTAAAAGAATGTTATAGTGATAAAGATAAACTACAACAGTTACTTGAACTAGGAGATATTAGTGCATTGAAAGAGGATTTAGGTAAAACAGAAGCATATCATAGAGATTTGTGTAAGACATATTATCCACCAACAGAATTTAGAAATATAGACTCGTTTGGAAAACAGTTTAGTTACGAATATGGATATGTGTTATCAAAAGAAGGTGAATGGTTGACATTTGAGAACAAACTTTAAACAACAATTTGCAAGATTTTCAAAGGATGCGTTGAAGGCTTAGTGAAAGCCTCCTGCGCAAAATTTGGCTTTTGTAAAAATTGTTCGTAGATTTACATTGTTGAGTTAAAGGTTAACGAAACATAAATAAAAATATATAATATAATGGTTATGAACGGAATAGAATTTAATTTTGTTAAGAAGTATAACAATAACGAGTTAGTAGATGGTATGAAGTTTATGTATCTGAATACAGAATATAGATTGCATAAAATAGTATTTGGTGAAGGTTTAGATAGAGTAGCATATTCTATTAGTGATAATACCTTATTTGGCAATTCAATGAGTATAGAAAAAGTATCTAAGCAATATATCAGTTTGTATTCATATGATATGATGAAACAGAGAACATCATATAAATTACCTATTGAAGATATGTGGATATTAGAAAGTGAATAATATATTTTTCTACAATAAAATAAAGGTTATGAATTATTTAATGCACCCCGCAGATTTAGTATTTGGAGCAAAAGCTTATATTGATGGTTTCAATCATGTAGTAGAAACAGAAGATATACAACAAAAAGATCTATTAGATATAGCTATGCATGTTGTTAGTGAATGGAGTAGCGATTGGCCTGAAGATCAGGGATTTGGTTCTTCAGATAGAACATATATGATTAAGGATTTTATTGATACTATATTATGGTCTCAAACAAGAGATAAATATAAAACAGTATTTAATTCAGGTTTAAGAGTAGTAAATAATAAATAAAATATAAAGGTTATGTTAAGTAAAGAAATTTCAGACAAATTAGTGTCTACATTTAGAATGGGTTTTACCACAGATAGAGTTTGGGGTGGTAATAATACTCCATTTATTCGATTTGGTTATTGGTATAGAGTTGATTTATATATTCTACAAACCCTAATTGGGAATGAGTATATAGTAAAAGAAGACAGTCTAGATGATGACGACTGTGGTACATTGTGGTGTTATAAGTTATATGAAAAATATAAAGGATAAGATATGACTAAGGAGTATACATGTAATCCTCTACTAAACGAAATTGGAAAATTAAGTGAGAAGTTAGTTCTCCAAATGATGAGTGAGAATATGAATAGTGATGAAGCACAAGATGCAGTGTTGATTATTCTAAAAGAACACATGGAGGTAGGTAACACTTCTACTGAAAATTTGAGAGAATGTATTATGACTTTGAAAATGTTACTAAACAATTAAGATATGACTATTAAAGATTTTATCGAACAATTCGAGCTATATAATAACTTTGACGGTGATACTATTTCACTTGGATATGGTAATGATTGGAGCGGGCAAAAATGGGTGTTATTGAATAATATACTTAATGAATATAGAGTTCCCGATACAACCAAATCCCGTACTTTAGGTAACTGCAACACCGAATACTCGTTTGTTGTAGAAATGGCAAAAGAGCGATTTAACATTGTTTATCGTGTTGATTCGGGTGATTAAATTGTTGGATGTGCAAACATTCATTTAACTGCTTGCAGTATCTTCCTTGGAGAACTGAGAAATTGTTCGTAAATTTACATTGTTGAGTTACAGGTTAACGAAACGTAAATAATTATTTAACATATAATATAATAAAGGTTATGATGACAGTAGAAAAAGCATTACAGGAACTAAATGAAAATGGATTCCACATTGAACAATTTGAGGCAGATAAATTTATGTGTTATGATACAGGTAAATTTGGATTTTGCAGTGATGAAGATCCGTTTGTAGTAGATGGAGAAGATATTCTTGAAATCTATGAACAATATCTTGGACAATAAATAAATAAGGTTATGGAAATGAATATGACAGTAGAAAAGGTTATTGAAATGTACTCAAATGGTCTTATTACAGACCAAGAATGTGATAGTATGTTAAATACTATTACAGGGCAGTATACGGCTCTAAAGGAGGAAGTGGATTATGATTGGTATACAGAAGAGGAAATGGAACACGACTATAAGTGGGATGTAGATAACTACGAGGAATATGATTACGAGTTAGAAGCTTCACAATATGATTATCTCTAATTTAAATAAATAAAGGTTATGATAAATTTTGAACAAGTAAAAGAAATTACATTAGAAGTAGAACAGGAATGGATTAAAGAAATCCATGGTAATAATGAGGAGGCAGTAGAGTATATTCAAGGAACAATTAAGGATATAAATAATTGTAAAACGATTAGTGATTTAGTTTATTTGTATAACGATAAAGGTTATGATAATAATGAAGCTTATGAAATTATAATCTCTAATCTAATGAAGTTTGGTTCATTTAAATAAATAAGAAATATGACAACAATTCAGATTCTAAAAAACGGTCAATCAATTAAGGAATTTAAATGTACCGAGGCATTATTGCAGAAAACGTTTGCTAAAGCTCATTCTATAGCAGGTGGATTATGGAATGGTGTGGATGCATTTAGTGTAAAAATTAATAAATAAAATAATAAAGGTTATGAATATAGAAATTATAAATGAAAATCCAAATTACTGGTATAATAATAGAAAAGGTTTAGTGTGTAAGGTAGTAGAGGAAAAAGATGATAACTACACAGTAAAAGTTTGGTTGCATAAACATTATATGAGATGGGCTGTTATTAGTAAAGATGATTGTGTTGTTAGTGAAAAAAAAGCCTGGAATAAAAATAAAACAATAGAATTATTTGGTGAATTTAAATAATAAAGGTTATGAAAAAACAAAATAAAAGAGAATCATTATTAAAAAATACTCAAGGTCAATACAGATATCTATTCAATTGGATAGGTGGAGGCTTTAATGATATATGGGCTAAAAATTTATCAGAATTCAAATCCGAATTAAACCGTCAATTCCCAGGTAGTAAAGTAAATTATGATACTTTATATAAAGCTACACCTACACAAAGTAGGGAATGGGATAGATTGGGTAATATGATGTGGGATTAATAAAAATATAAATAATAAAGGTTATGAATAACGAAAGATATAATGGTTGGACCAATTGGGATACGTGGAATTCTTACAATTGGATTACAGATGATGAGTTGATGTATCGTAGAGCTTGTCGCTCAACAGACCCGGATCATCTACAGGAAATTATGGAAGATTATATCAAGAGTGTAAACGATAGAATCGAATTGGAAATGGTTAATTGGAAGGAATTATATAATTCATTTGTATGAAAACATTTAAAGATTTAGAATTTACTGATCATCCTATGGGAGCAGAATATGGTGGAATTATGAGCCGTATTTACTTTGAAAATGGCTATGGTGCTAGTGTTGTAAAAGGACCTTACACTTATGGTGGTAAAATAGGACTATATGAACTTGCTGTACTGAATAATGAAGGAGATATTTGTACTAACACTTCTGTATCCGAAGATGGAATAGTAGGGTATCTGAGAGAGGAAGATGTGAGTGAGGTAATGATACGAATCCAGCAACTATAACAATATGACATACGATAAAGAACGATACCATAACCTATTGGAACGATTAGATCCTAGATATAGAGCGATGTTGGACGATGAGGAAACGAGGTATCCATATTCGGTAGCTAAAGTTAAAGACGAATTATCCAATAATCTATTCTATATTGACTTACCTTTGGGGTGTGTTATGTCGTTAGCTAATCATTTAGGTTTACATGTTAATAACTTACATTTTATTAGTTTGATATTCGATCATAATGTTTCATTATATAAGCAAAGTGTGGACAACGAGGTACAAGAGCGGACTGAATATGTGGTGGTGAATGGGGAATAATATAAAGGTGGTATAGTATGTGGAATGGGGTAGGTATGGTATAGTGAGGGGGAGGTATTGAGTATTAACCTACATTTATTGCTTGCCAATAAACTTTGATTGATAAACAAGTATATACTATAAATTGCACTATTTGCAAAAAACACATACAAAAATTGCAAATAAGAAGAAAGCTCACTTATACCAATTGCAAAAAATGCAATGTTTAATTAAAAATTATGTTTTAAAAATTTAAAATTTATATATTTTTTTAATTTTTTTGTTAAATTTTCAAAAAAAGCATTAACTGCTTGTTGAAAGCCTCATGCTAAGCATTTGGAGACCTGAAGTATTGTTCGTAGATTTACATGTTGTTATTTAAGTAACGTAAATACAATATAGGTTATATCATATAATATAAAATAATGGTTATGGAATACGGAAGAGTAAGAGAAGATAGAATAATGGTTAAGACAGATTGGATATGGGAAGAAGATACTATATCTAATGCTACAGCAAATGAGGATAATGTATTAGTAGTTAGAGGTTGTTGGATTGGATTCCAGGATAATCCATGGTTACCTAAAGATACATTTTATGTAAATACAGACCCATATATTCATGTTGAGAAATTCAAAAATTCTATTAGAATAATGGAATATCCAAACCATAGTAAATATTTTCCTATTATGGAGCAATTTGGAGCAGTTAAATCCACTGTATATGGTTGTGAATGTATTAAAATATCATTAGTAAATAATCCAAAGGTTAAAGTTATAAAATAATGGTTATGAATGATAGAATAAAGCAGGTATTAGATATAACGATAGAAGAGGGATTAACACGTGGAATGTTATATTATTCCAGCTTGATATCACCCGCTCCCAAACAACGTATTAGAACAAATGCATATAATACCTATACCCCAAAGGGACAAGGAACAGTATGGAATAATAACTATAAAAAGGAATTAACGGTATGGAAGAAAAATCAATTATTCCCATTCTTCCTACAACATGGTTATACCAAGGAGCAAATAACAGAGGCATATAATAAATCAGTATTTAAAAAATAATATAAACAATAAAGGTTATGTATACAGCAGATTTAAGAATTACAGCTCAGTATCAGGAGAATTATGGTGACAGTACTACCCCGTATTGGAAAATGAAGGGTGGGGTTGAGTTTATTATCAAGGGTATTGAGCCAGATCCCGTTTTGTATGCTGCTCCTGGTGAAGCAGATGATGCTATCCAAACATTATTGGATGAGCGTTCTAATAGTATGTGTCGATATACCCTAATTGAATGGGAGTTTATATTTAGTGAACCAATTGAATTGGATGCTGATGCATTCCTATTTGAAATGGGTATTGGTATGGAATAATATATAATAGTCAGGTACAGGTGCTGATAGAGTTATATAACTTGAAACGCAGGTTCGATTCCTGTCCTGACTACATTTAACATGGTGTTTATAGTGTAATGGTAGCACAACGGTTTGTGGTGCCGTTGGTTTGGGTTCGAGTCCCAATAATCACCCAAACATAACCATGGGGTATCCTATACGGGGGTACCCCTACCTGTGCCCGTACTTACGCCGTACCGGGTATATATATAATGTATAAATACGCCCATACGCGCAGGTATCCATATATGCGTGGGTGCCGAGAGAAAGGGTGTAGAATGTCATACATCTCTCTTATACCTTTCCACCCCGACCAATATATACAAATATCCTATAAACATAAAAAATGGCCCCCATAAAGGGGGCCTTTTTCCATTTTACCCATTTTGGAAAAAAACACAAAGTGGCAACCTTCTTTTTTAAAAAACCTTTTTGGGTTATGGAAATATATATTAAAAAAATTTAATAAGTATTCTCATCTTTAGGAATATACTTTATATTTTTCTTAAGTAAGTACAGATCACTAAATATACGATTAGAAATTTCTTTATTAAACTGTTTTTCCAATTTAAATTCTTCTACTAGCGTATCCAACCTATCTTTTGCTTTTAGTAAACCATTAAACGAGCTATTTTTTAAAATATCTCTAATTTGTTCAAGTTGTAAAGTCAAATCAACTTGTTTGGTTTCTAAAGTTTCAAAATTAGCTTGCCATTCTTTTAAAGTCCGTTCGTACACATCATCTTTAAAAGTACTTTTTCTAAAACTAAATAATTTATTAACACCCAGGGTAATTAAAGCCCCAACTAAAATTCCTAATGCAAGTAGTTCCATAATTTTTTAAAATAATGCTTTTTCAATTTCTTTTATATTCGTGGATTGTATCCTTTTCTTTTCTTCCCCATTCTCAAACAATACCATGGTAGGGTAATATTCAATGTTATAATAATCAGCTGTTCCCTCAAATTTATCACCATCCAGAAACATAAATTCTACATCCGTGTGAACCTGCTCTAGTAATGGAACAACTATTTCAGTAACTTTCTTACATGCTGAGCATGTGGGGGAACCAAATATAACAACCGATTTATCAAATTGTCGGGTATAATTTTTTAGTGGAAAACTTTTTACCGTGATCATGCCATGTGAATGTTTTTTGATTTAAATATAATAATATTCTTTGTGGGAGGCAAGTTATTTTTAGAAAGAATGGTATATACGGATAAAGGGGATGGTGTGGGTAAAAGTTGCAATGTCCTATATTTATAATAAAATATACAAATGGCATCTTACAACTCAAACCAATTATATGGAGCAGGTGCTCCAATTGAGGCTTTAACAGGTGGAAGCACCTACACTTTTACTATAACATCACCCATATCGGGTTCAACGTATTTCACGTTAGAAACCGTTAGAAACTCAATGGGCTATTATGGTTCAACATCTGCCACCACTGCAAGAGGAACATTTGGAAATTTCAATAAAGTAACGGGATTAGTTTCTTCATCTTATGTTTTTTCTGTTGTAGTTCAACCTGGAGGGGGATCGTTTACTTTTACTCCGACTGCTAATGTTGCAGTTAGTGGATCTTTTTTAAGAGGAACAGGTGGAATTTCTTTAACTATTTCTTAAAAGTATTTCACAGGCAGCTTGGCTACCCAGGAGGCCTGTCGTATATTTACGGTGTTGTTAATGGTTACAACAATAAAAACAAATAAAAGTTATGCTAAATCTACAGAATTCCGAGTTTAAAACAGTTGAGCAACTTAGATCTATTGCTCCTTCAATCTTCACACAGCACGGTTCAGGTAATACCTCCGAAAAGTATTCACACATTCCAACTGATAGAGTAATCAGAGATATGGAAGTATTGGGTTGGGGTGTTGTTGATGCAAAGCAGGTTAGAGCCCGCAAAAATCAAGGTTTTCAAAAACACCTAGTAGTGTTCCGAAACAATGACATTACAATTAATGGTCAGGATAACGATGTAGTTTTCCCACAAATTTTACTTACTAATTCACACGATGGTAAGAATGCATTTACTTTCACTGCTGGTCTTTTTAGAATGGTGTGTGAAAATGGTTTGGTAGTTTGTTCTGAACAATTTGAGGATGTTAAAATCCGTCATATGGGTTATAATTTTGAAGAATTGGAAAATACCATTAAGAGAATGGTTGAAACTCTTCCTCTAACAGTTGAGGCTATGAACCAAATGGTTAACATTGAATTGGAACAAGAACAAATCCTTTCATTAGCTAAGGATTTGCTTGAAGTTAGAGTTGAAAATACCGAAAATACCTTTTCTCCTATTTCAATTGAGCAAATATTGACTCCTCAGAGAAGAGAAGATGAAGGAAATAATTTGTGGAAGGTATTTAACCGAATCCAAGAAAATATTCTTGAAGGAAATTTCATGTATTCTACCTTGAAAGGTAAAACTAGAAGTGCTCGTAAAATTAAGAATTTCCAACAAGATATGGATCTTAATAAGAGAATGTTTTCTAGAGCTTTAGAATATGCAAATTAAAAATGGGGGGTATATCCCCCTTTTTTTCTTTAAATTTTATGAAAAAAATTACTCTTGAACAGGCACAAAAATATATCCCGTTAGATGATGATATCGTAAATAGAAATATTCATAAGGCTTCTTATTATACTATAGGTCCTCATCCTGATCCTGAAATGGCTGGTAATGGATGGGAAAAAGTTACATATTATCTATCTAAAAGAAATGATATCTATATTAATAGAGGAGAAGGAAATCAGTGGATATACATTCTGTCTAATCCTTCTATACCTGATGCTTTGAAGATTGGATATACCAATCTAACTCCAGAATTAAGAGCAAAACAAATTTCTACCTCTACAGGTGTTGTAATGCCCTTTAAAGTAGAATGGGCTTTTAGATGTTTTGATGGTAATTTAATGGAGACTGAAGTTCATGATGCTTTAAAAGAATACAGAATAAGTAATCAACGAGAATTTTTCCAAGTAGATTTGGAGGAGGCTAAAGATATAATTACATTAATAGGGGAAAAGTATACCTAATTAGTATTTATATATAGGTGCTATAATTTTATAAATGATCTCCAAAGAAAAAATATTTAATTTATTTGATAATCCTAATACTATGGATGTCCATGAAGATTTTATGGATAATCCTTATACTAAAATTGGGATGTTTAATAAAATAATTATTAACAACAAAATTTTTCTTCAAAAGTTAAAATTTTCTCTTGATAGAATCAAAAAAGTATATAGTGAAGAAAGTATAAACGAGTATACGGCATTTGTTACATTTAATAGAGCATTTTTTTATATTAATCAAGTTGATATAGATAATAACATGCATATTGATGCTTTAATGTGTTATAACTCAGAGCAATTAATTTATAATTTAGGGCAATCTATTTTATACTTTGAGAAAAATGAAGAATATGAAAAATGTGCCCACCTCTTTAAAATTAAAAATTTTCTTGAGGAATTTGAAAAATCCCTTGACTCCATAAGAGATTCTATATAACTTTATATCACGGGTTTAAGGGATATGAAGGAGATGGGATAAGAAGGGAAGGAGATAGAGGGGGATGGAACAGAAGAAATTATAAACAATAATATACAATGAGAAATAGAAGTTTAATGCAAAAGAAAATGGAGACTCTTGAATCCATTTTAATTAATTTGCAACGTATCGTTAAAACACAAGAGCCAATCGATGTTTATGTTCAAAATATTCAAAAAGGACTTGATGTTGTTGAAGATTTAAAAAGTATGGTAGAAGCAGAGCCTTTATCACCTAATGAAGTAAATAAGTTTTAAATTAATATAAACGGTTATGAAATTAACAGCTGAACAAATTCAAGAGAATTGGGATCAATTATTAAATAATATTAATCAATACATTTCTTCTCCTAGAAAAGAAAAATTACTAGCATTCTACAAAAAATATGAAGATAGGCTTATTTTGATGCCTGCCGCTCATAAAAAAGAATACCATAATGCATTTCCTGGAGGATATATTGAGCACGTAAATAGAGTAGTAGATGCTGCTATTAAACTTCACTCCTTATGGGAAGAATTTGAAGCAGATATGTCAACTTTTACTACTGAAGAATTGGTATTCTCTGCTATTAACCATGATTTGGGTAAAATGGGTGATGAAAATCATGAATCTTACATCCCTCAAACTGATCAATGGAGAAAAGATAAATTGGGAGAAGATTATATGTTTAATAATCAACTTCCATTCTCTTCCGTTCCCGATAGAGGATTATTCCTACTCCAGTCACATGGTATCTCGTATACCTTTAACGAGATGGTAGCTATTCAGACACATGACGGGCTATATGATGAAGGCAATAAGAAATATTTACTAAATTTCATGCCAGAACAGAAACCTAGAACATGTCTACCCTATATCCTCCACCAAGCAGACCTATTGGCTGCTAGAGTTGAATTTGAAAAAGAATGGTTGCCTAAATTTAAAGAGAAAAAACAAGATAATTTGGAGACACCAAAGAAGAGTTATACATTGAATAATAAAACTAATACAAAAACCAAAGCTTTAGGTAGTTTATCAAGTGTTGGTTTAAAAAATATGTTAGACGATTTATAATATGATAGAAACTATAATAATTTTAGGAATAATGGTCGTGATCTTAGGATACACGACCATTAATCTTCTGTTCAAAAACGAACAAGCAGAAGATATAATTATATCCCAACAAAAATACATTTCTTCAATCACAGAAATAATCAATAATTCTGAAAAGAGATTAAAAGAGATAGATGAGAAGGAAGTTTTTAAATCTGATGACGAAATTGGATGGTTTTTCAACGAAGTTAAAAAAATCCAAAACATCCTCTCTCAGTACAAAAATTAAATTTTTTATGATAAAAAAAAGAAAACCTAAGAGTAAAAACTACTTTACTCAAGAAACCGAGGATTATATTGTATTATATAATAACTCTAAAGATTTTGAGGAAAGAAGTAGAATATATGAGAGGCATATCCACTATGCATTTTTTAAACTTACCCAAAATATAATCCACACATTTAAATTTTACCATACAGAAGTTGAAGAACTAGAACATCTACAACATGAAATAATTACCTTCCTTTTATCTAAAATTCACCTATTTGATCCTTCCCGAGGAGCTAAAGCATATTCTTATTTTGGAACTATAGTTAAAAGATGGCTTATATTATATAATACTAAAAACTATAATAAAAAAGTAAATAAAACTGAAATTGGAGAATTAGACAAAGAAGGCACTACACACTTTTATACTATAGAAGATAATTCTAAAAATGAACTAGATAAATACCTAGATTTGTATGTAGAATATTGTAGTAAAAATATATTTGCATTATTTCCAAAAAAGAATGATGCTCAAGTAGCAGATGCAATACTTGAAATTTTTAGAAATAGAGAAAATTTAGAAATTTTTAATAAAAAGGCTCTTTATATCTACATTCGAGAAATAATAGATGTAAAAACTCCTAAGATAACCAAGATATCTAATGAATTATATGATATCTTTAAAACAAACTATGTTTTTTATCTTGAAAACGGATACGCTAAATTTTAAAATCTCTTTATATCTATATTTATAACAAAATAAATATTATGGGATCATTAGATAGTGTTGTATTTGGGAAGAAAAAATTCTCAGATATACTAGGTGAAATATACGATAACCAAAAAAGAAAAGAAAAACAAATATCGGGGTTGATTGCTGAACTCAAGCCTCTTATTAATGATATTGGGGATGCAACTTTAATTGTTCCACTCATTAAGGAATATATGGAAATTGGCGTTAAAAACGACGAACAGTTAATTAAAATGTCCACTATCATACAACGTGCGTTAAATAGTAGTAGTGGTGAAGAATCGCTAGGAATTACCGAAGAGGAAAAACAACAATTACTTGAAGAATTAGAAAAAATAACCCCTAATTCAGACAAAAAATGATAGGTAGTAAATTTGGATTTTCTGGGGTAAATCAACCCTATACTCAAGATTCTTCCATTGGTAATATAAATGGAAGAATTGAGGACTTATCTAATAAATTAATACCTGCTCGTGTAACTGATATTATTTTAGATGAAACTCACCCAGATTTTGAAATATATGGGGGGTGGAATGGAGTTGGTATCATAAAATATGAATTAATTAATTTTCCTGAAGGGGAACAAATAACTAAAAAGATAGCTAAACCTTTA